ATGCGACCAAGTGTTGGGGCCTACGATGCCCCTCGCGATACCGGCCTGAATCGCGCCATGTGCGGCCGATTCGTCCAGCTCCCCGTTGTCGACTTCGGCCAGCCGGGGCTGGCTGACCTTGCCCCCGGCCTAGCCGAGATCCAGCCCAGCTACAACTTGGCGCCTACGCAGCGCGCCTCAGTGATCCTGGACAGGGGCGAAGGCCGGCAGGTCACCCGCTTGGCCTGGGGCCTGCTGCCTCTCTGGGCCAAGGCCAAGGGCCTGCAGGGATCAACCATCAATGCGCGCATCGAGACCGTGGCCACCAAGCCCGCCTTCCGCTCGGCGTTCAAGAAGCGCCGGTGCGTGATCCCGATGGCCGGCTACTACGAGTGGTCGGTTAGCCCGATCGACCAGAAGAAAGACCCGTGGTTCATCCACGCCACCGGGCCGCTGCTGGCCGCCGGCCTGTGGGAGGACACCAGCCCCCTGCTGCCCGACGGCAATCTGGGCACCTTCACCATCATCACCGGCGACAGCAGCGGCGTATCGGCCGACATCCACGACCGCATGCCGGTGTGGCTGCAGGTCGGCCAGCTCGACGAGTGGATGGCGGCCGGCCCGGACGAGGCCATGGCAATGCTGCTGGCAAGCGAGCCACCGGCGATGGAGGCGTACCGGGTCAGCCGCGCGGTAAATACACCGCGCAACAATTGCGAAGACCTGCTCCAGAAGTCCGCGTGATGCCCGCGCCAGTGTGGGCGGCTGTCGTCCCAGCTTTTGATGAGCGGCCCTCCGAAATCCCTCCCTCTCCATCGGCCTCCACGGATGTTGTGATCCAACGGCAGCGGCACAAGGGCGGAACCCACAACATTTTGGACTAAAGTTCCAAGGACGCCGGCCGCTGGCCTGTGAGCGAACATGGAGGAGTAGTGGCAACGGATGAACGAGACAATAGTTGAAAGGCAGAACCGCCGTCGAGAAAGGCAGAAGCTCAAAATATCGAGACTCATCACCGCAGCGGCAGCCATTACCTTCCTATTCTGGGCACGCAAACAATGGAGGCGCGGAGTACTGCAAACATCCCAAAATAACGACTCCACAGCCACGACAACAAAATCGCACATCGAAAATGATTCATTCAAACCAGACCCCTTAGTTCCGCCATTGCGTGAGCTCAAGGACCCTTTACTTGACTTCCTGTACACCTCGCTGGTTTCATACCTTTCCGTTGGGCTCGCCTCGGGCCTTCTGCTACTTACCGAAGCCTATGCCCGGGCGGACATAGCGAAAGTGGCAACTCAAGCATTGTCTGGACTCTCCTCAGTTCCGCTGATGGCTGCGTCGGTAGTGCTCATTTCGGTCAGCTCCCTGGTGCTCATTGCCATAGTATCCGCCCCCTTCTCCCCAAACATCGAGCGGCTCGCCAGTCTCCACAAGCCATTCAACGGAATAATAGCTTTCTCTACGCAGCTTCCCTTCGCAATAGCAGGCGTAGATTTGGCCACGAGCTTTAAAATGGCCATAGCATTTAGTAGCCCCGCCCCAATGTACTATCACACATGGCTGGCCGGGATTTGCCTCGGAATTGCGATGATGGAGAGCATCCTCGCGTACTTGGTCAGGCGGGCATCACGCCCCACTCAAAGGCTCAAGCAGTGGGCGAGCACGGTATTTTTCGTGTGGGGAGCGCTAATTCTCCTACTGACAGTCGCGGTGGACGTGATTGACTGGAGAAACGTCACAGATCCAGAGAAGATTTGCCGGGCGGAGGCCGACGACCCGACTAGATCGACAGTTCAAGCACGGGAAGATTAGGAGCGGCCTCGATCAGCCTGCCTCCGCGCACCCACACGTTGTACGGCAATGCTAGCTGCAGCTGGCCGAACGCCCGCATCTGTACGCCGTCATAGGTCGTCAGCGTGCTGGTGCCATCACTGTTGTGTGCGGTGACGGTCGCCAGCAGTCGAGGACTGCTGCTGACCAGTTCGCCGAATTGATCCCAAAGATCAGTCCGCATCGCTGTAGTGCCTCTCAAGGGTTACGGTCTGCTCGATCACCACTGCCTGCTGATCGATCACAACATCAACGCGCAGCGACTCGCACTGCCCGTGCCATCTCCCCACAGCGCCAACGACCTCCACCAAGTCCAACGGCATGATAGGACCGACCTCACCTGGTCTAAGCGGCTTGGGAAACAGCGGCATGGTGAGGTCCACAGCGGCTTGCTCACCGCGATCACTGAGGATGTTCCGACCGCGCTCTGCGCCGGCAGCAGCAACATTGATCAGCGGGCTGCTGACCTGCTGCGCGAACAGCTGACCTGCCTCGCCGTCCTTGCGCACTTTGCAGGTGATGCCCTTCCCCGGCAGCTCACCGGTGACCACCACCGCATCGTACAGCGGCGCGCTGCGCATCTGGAGGCTCTCTGTAAGGACGATGTCCTCCTGCACAACATGGTCAGGAGGTGATTCTCGCCAATGCCACGGGCTGACTGGATAGCTGGCCCTGACCCGCAACACCGGCTGCGCTGGGTCGGACTGCACCACCGCGCCACTTGCCCCGGCCAAACCACTGATGGCATCGAGAGGCGTGTTTGCGTCGTAGAACCACGCACCCGCAGGTACTATCCAGTCGACCGTTCCGTACTGGCTTGTGAAGCCCGTATCGGCAAGCTCCTCCGCCACCAGCTGCGACACGCTCCGATCGTCACCGGTGACCTTCACCCGAGCCGGCGCGTAAGGCGCAGCAAGAAGCGCAGTGCGCGACCGACCGCTAAGTCGTACCGCCCCATCCGCGAATTCGCGCTGCTTCTGATAGCTCTCCACGATGCCAGTCCAGGCATGGCCGTTAAGCACAACCTCGAACTGGCGGGGGCCCGCCGCTGTGGGTTTCAGGAGATCGAGCTGTGCCGGATCGGCAAGCTCAAAGTCGAACGTCCAGCCCCACGCGCTCCGGCCCGATTCCAGGGTGATTCTTGTCACTTCGATCGGCATACGGTCCGGCAGCCGTACGAATGACACGGTATTGATCACGACATACGTCCTTCGTTGTGGGCGCACCGCGTAACACGCGATAACGCCGAGATTGAGTGGAACGACCCCGAAGCCACCAACCACCGGGCAGCCCAAATTCAGTCCAACCATGTTGCCGGCCGGCCAACTGGGTTCGGGATCGGGGTCGGGTGGAACTGGAGGCCGAACGATCCATGGAAGCTTGGCTGCACTTCCCCAGCGCAGCCGCCAAGACCTGGGTAAACGATCACCGCACCCCCAGCTGCCCTGCCATTGGTTTCGCGCTGAATTGCTTGAAAGCCAACGCGTCCCTGTCGATGCGCTCACCTGGTCCTGCGAAGACCAGCGCAAAGCGCCGCCCGTGCCGAGGATGCTTGGCGTGCCCCATCGGGATAGCAGCGACACGCTCTCGGAGTCCATGGACCGCCACGGCTGGGCACTTGAGCGCCGAACAATGCCCTGCGAAGTCCGCCACCGCAGGGTGCCTCCACGGCTCAACAATGGAGTGAGACCCCACCCCATGGCTGTGGCTCTCCCCTGCAGGCGCGGCGCGCCACGCCAGCCGGAAGAAGTCACAATCGATGCACTACCCGCGCCTCCCCAACCAACCAGAATCATGGCTGCGTGCGGGCGAGCTACCGACCATGAGAGCGAGGAACTCGTCCGAAGGTAGGCGCGCTCCGGTTCCGGCGGCTCCTCCGTCCACCAGTCGACGCCAAGATTCAACCCGACCAGCGCCCCGCCCGCCGCAGCGGGCGGGCCCAGGTTCAGCACTACCCTGCTGCCCAACAGGTCCATTCGCTACTCGCGCGCCGCCGGCGCAATCCAATCTTGGATTGCCGCATTCTGTCGACCCAGGTCATCGAAGCCGATGACGGTGAAACGGAATGCCGGGTGGAGACGATCGACTCTCCACGTTCCGTCGGCGCGGCTCATCGTGGACGCCACGCAGACCCCACTGCCGCGCTCAAAGACCATGATCCGGCCCTGAGCAGGCTGATTCAGAATGCGCAGCCTACCGTCTGGCTCAGCTGGATCGCTCGTCTTCGGCGCCTCACCGGCGAGGTAGCCGGGCCCCGCCCACGCCTGGCCAGAGGAACTTCGGCATCCAAGCAGTACCGCAGCACGGGGCACGTTCCAGGTAGCCCGTGCCCACCTCACGCCGTATCGCGTGGAAGGAATACCCATGACTAAGCCCATGCGTTGGTGATATCGATCAGGATCTGACCGGTGTATGTTTCGTTGAAGCCACCCGCGAAACTATCGACCGTCACGCACTTCGCCAGTAGCTGAGTACCGACCGGCAACCCATCCACATCGGTAACAACGGTCATCTCAGGGAAGGGCCTGCGATGGATCGGAGCAAAAGCACCAGGCAAAAAGCCGCGTGGCTGCATAGCGTTCTCGAGAACATCGATGGGCGAGTACAGTAGCCCACCGTTGCCTCCATACGGATATGTCGGGTAGTTCGACTGACCACCCAGTGCAACACCGCTGGTAGTGGCAGCTGACGCCGACACATACGCGCGAGTTGAGCCAGGAACTCCCGACATCGATCGACCAATGAAAGCGGATGTCTGAGTGTCCGCGCCTCCGAAATCATTCCATGCTCGCGCTCTGAACCCATAGCCAACCGTGCTACTTCCTTCGGAATCGCTTCCTTTGTACGAAACAGTGAAGTGATGCCTATCTCCTGGCTTCATCGACGTGATGTCACCAGCATAGTGGCCGTGCGTGCCTGAGTACCCTTGCGTTCCGTAGTTGCCGCCAGTGTCAACGAACAGGTAGAAGAACCGCTCCGTACCGATCGCGATCCAATGACGGAGTGCGCCGCTCGCGACGTTGGACTTCTCCCACATTGATCCACTCGTTTTGAGGGCAGGCGAGGGGGTCGCATCCTCCCCCGTGTTCAAGTCGCTCATGGACGAGTACCCACGCAGCAACGCCGATCTTGCAGCGGTGTCATCCACCCTCAGAAAGTAGCCAGTGCCGAACGCCTGGGAGTTCTGATAGGCACGAATGTTCACGCCACCAAATCCCTTCTTCCACCCCAGGCCGTCTTTTCTTCCCGCGCCGACGCCATAGCCATCGACCAAGACGGCGTCTAGCAGCGCGATCAGTGCGCCCGGCACACCTGAAAGCAGCGGAGCGCCTGGATCGGTGCTTCGATAAACAGTTGGAACGAGACTCATGCTTGAACTCCTGCAACATTGCCAATGACCTGGAAGCGAGTCGAATCCACGACGCTTTCAGGCGTACCTGGGAGCGTGGTCCGCACCATCCAGATCGGCGCCAAGCCGCCTACTGTGTTGAAGCGAACCACATTGTTGGTAGACCACCCGGAGCCCCAGCCAGCCCGAGGGATCGTGAAGTAGGGACGCCCCGTGCGCGGATTGACAGGTGCGCAATCGGCGGTCACCGCCCCCGCCGTGATGGTGCCGACCGTCTCCCCCATCACCTCGAACGTCGTCGAGCTGTTGAAGCGAATCGCCCACCGTTCGGTAATGGCATCCGCATTGGTCACAACCAGCGGATAGTCGGTGTCGTTGAACGTGCCAGGTGCGGCGCTGCCGATCAGCAGATCGCTCCAAACACCAGTCCAGGCCGCCTGATCGAACAGGTTCACCGTGCGTGCCTGCAGATCGAGTGATCCGTTGGCCTCGCCAAGCCGTAGCGCAGCACTGATCATCGCCTCACCTGCAGGGAAGTCATGCGTAAGCCCACTATTGATCTCGATCTCACCCGTGATCTGAGGCTGCACCACGAGCCGGCGGTCCTCGACCCGCTCGCTGATCACGATGGGCAGGGCATAGGCGGACAAATTCAGGGGGTCGCTGAAGGTCAGCCGACCCAACGCGGGATCCACTGCATACCAAGCACTGTCGACCGGAGCCCCCTTGGAGTCCCTGACCTCGACACCGGCGATTCGCGTGCGGCCGAAAGGCACGACCTGGCCCGCCTGCGGCGACGTGACGCTGTGCTTGGCGGTGTGATGAATCAGCACCGTTTGGCCGGGCTTGAATGCCGGCACACGTCCATCACTGGGCAAGCGGACCGACGATAGGCCGATTACCACCTCGGAGAGCGGAATGGACCGGTAAACCACCGCTCCCATGTAGATTGAGCCGGCTAGCACTAGAGCCGGGCGCCAGACCTGGTCGCCTTCCACTTGGCCGGGATCGAACCACGGTTGGCCTTCATTACCGGCGACCGGCACCAGCTGACCGAACTTTACCTTCGCAACGCCGCTTTCCCAATCCACGTGGCCGCGGATCTGCGCGCTGGTGATGTCACCGTTGATGTCAGCTGTCGCCGTCAGCAGCTCGCCGTCCAGTCTGTTGGCACGCAGCGTGAACATACCAGGACGAAGCGGTGAGCCTGGCGCGCGGAAGAAGGAGTACGCCACGCCCGGGTCAGCGATCCGGGTCAGCAGCGAAAGCACCTGTACGGTGTTGCCGCCACCGGGCTGCCACTGAGTGAGGTTCACGATACCCGACGTGTAGTCCACAGTGCCGGCGTAGACACCGGCACCAGTCTGTGGGTCGATGCTGTGGTACAGCCCACCGCTCCGGTCGATGTAGGTCCTGCCACGGAAGCCGAAGCGCACGCTGCCGGGCACAACACTGTCGCTGATAGTCGGTGTCAGCTGCAGCTGCATGGCGGGCAGCGGCAACGATTCCTGCGCCTGCTGCGAACTCTCCCCTGCAAGCAGCCACGCCGCAGACATGATCGTGCCTGCCGAGAACTGTGAAAGCACGTCCAGTCGGCCGTACCCTACAACTCTGAGCCGCCCGGACCTGTTCTCGTACTGCGGATAGGAAACCTGGCGCACCATGAACTTTCCGGCCTGCACGGACACCGCGCCGGTGCTGTAGTTCACGGACCCGAGCACCGTCGTGGATGCGGTGTCGCCCACTGACACGGCCACGATGTTGCCGTTCCCATCGTCCTTGGCAACAACGCGCATCGGCTGAGGAGCAGAGGTCAGGTCGTCCCGATCACGGGTAACGCTGACCAACCAATCGAGAAGAACGGAGCCGGCGCGCACCGGCCCCTGCGGCAAGGTGAAGGAGACGATGCCTGACGCGTCCGGTACCGGCTGCGGAGCAGCATGCAGCGGCTGCCCCCAATCGTAGGTGATTGCCAGGCGACTGTCCGCATCCGGCAGGGTGCCAGGCCGCAGCGATACCTCACCCGTCGAGTACGCGATTGACCCGCGCACCTGACCGCCGATCAGCATGCCGCCCACCCCATTGTCGGTGACCGCGACGTCTGCACCACCGATCCGCAGGGTCATGCTGACGGTGCCCGGGACAGCCGAGCCCTCGCCCAGAACGAAGTGCAATGCCGGCGGCTGGATGGCCGCATCCCCCACACGGGATTCAGCGATCACAGGCGTGCCCCACGCGGCGATGATGCTGCTTTTCAGATCGGGCAACGCACCAGCGGTGAGCACGATAGACCCAGTCGAATAGTTGACCGTGCCACTACCCTGCCCCGGCTTGCCAACAAGTTGCCCCCGACCATTGTCGGTCAACCGAATCCAGCGACCGAGTGCCCGGTAATCCACGATCACCGTACCAGGTGCAGGCAAGGGCGTCGCTTGGATCAGCCACACCATGCCTTGGTTGTTCTGCGTCACCGCGATCTCATCGGTAAAGCCCTGCATGGGGATCGCGCCGGCCGGGGTCGCCGTGACACTGATGGAGGTGGCGCTCGCGCCAGAAGCATGGGTGACAGAGATCACGCCCGCCTGATAGTCGACCGTTCCGCCCCAGGGCGTGACCGCCACCGAGGTCAACGATCCGGAACCATCGTCGGCAAGCTCCACGCTCCCGGCGACTACCTTCACGCTGCCGACGGCCATTCCTGTGCCCAGATAGCGGGTGACCGGTACGCCTGCCTGGAAGCTGGACGCAAAGTTGAGCGCCAGGCTTCCCGCCGCGCCGGAAGGAACGAAACTCATCATGCCCAGACCGGCAAGCACGTCGCTCACCGGGGTTTCAGCGGTAGACGTGGGTACGATTGGCACGTACGGCGTATCCACCAACACAGAGAGATCGCCGGGCTTGCCAGCAGCAGTAAGGCGCTTCACGCTGTGATAGCTGTTGGCATCCACCACGTTCGTATCGTAGACACGGGTGGCCGGCTTGCTTGCGGTGTAGCGGACGACTTCCTGGCCGTAGAAATTCCGCAGCAGGGCATTCACCAGCTCAATGACCAGAACGTCCCGCTCGAAAGCCCCCTGATCGTCCGTGAAGGTTCGGGTCGTGCGCGAGAGCACCGACTTCACCCGCACGTACTGCTCGCCCTCATCATGCCCCGAGCTGGCGGGCGTCAACAGCGACAGGTTGTCATTGATGTCAGGGCTTGGCGCATCTGCGGTCGTGTACACCAGCAGCGTCATCTGGCCGATGAAGTGGTTCCCCATCAGAATGAATCGCGACTCGGTTCCACGGGTGATGTAGCTCTCAACCCTGTTCTTGGCGTCCAGGCGCACATCACTGTAGGACCCCGTTGCGAACATGCTCACCGTCACCTTCGGGTCAGACGGCGGCTCAATGAGGACGCCGATAGCATCTTTCAGCACATCAACGTTCGAAGTGTCCACGTGCACAAACATCTTGCGCAGCGTGGCACGGCCGGTAGTCCGCTCCTCATCGCCGATGTCAGGGAAAAGATTGTTCATGGCGCCGTCCTGGACTTCTGCCTGGATCATCCGGCCACCACCATCCGGATTGTCTGTGAGGCGCTGCGACTGGCGAAGCTTGATGTCGGTTGCGGAAATGGGCATTAGTTACACCGTCATGAGGCGAAGAGTGATTGAGAAAAGGTCCGAATCCAGCGCGGGAACAGCGAAGCGAGTGGGCTCGACCTCGATAGCTGGCCCGTCGACACGACGCCACCGAACCTGGAAAGTGCGATCGCCGCCGTTATGGGCTGGCATAACCAACTCCAGAGGCGACAGGCGCGCCTCGCCCTCACTGGCCTGAAGTGCGCGGACGGTGGGCAAGGCAACCACACCGACGTACGCAGTGCCGTCGCGGGTTGTTTGAAGCGTGATGGGGCGACCGGCCTGCCGCGCGGACTCCTGCACGATCATTGCCCCATTGAGGCTGTTTCGAACCTGCTGCCCCACCCTCCATGCTGTGAACTCATCGGTCCACTGGAGATCGGCCGGCAGCTCTATCCCGGCGAGCAGAATGCGGGTCATCAGCGCCGCCCCCTGACCGAAACCGAGCGGCTTTTCTGGACAGCGGTCAGCACCATCGGCGTCACCAGGTTCGCGATCCTCTGGGCCTGCTGGAGCTCTTGGGCGGTCGCCCCGGCCACCACTTCTTTGCTGGGCACTTTCCAGTCGATGATCAGCACTTGTTCCTTGTCGGCGCCTGCCTGTATCCGCCCCGCATCGAGCTTCGCCTGAGCATCTGCCTCGGCCTGAGCGGCCCTGCGCCGCTCCTTCATCGCATCGGCGGCCGCACGATCCTGCTCGGCGCGCTTTCTTTGCACCTGGGCTTCCAGCGCCGCGACCTCGGCAACCTCCTGCTTGCCGAGGAAGTCGTACTGATACTCCAATCGGCTCTTTGCGGAGGAGGCAAACTCGTCCTCTGTCTCCGCCAATCCCTGAAGCTCTTTCTTGTACGCCGCCAGCTGCTTGCGCTGGGCGGTGACCTTATTTAGGGCATTCGCAAACTGTTGAAGCGGATTCGGACCACTCAGGTTGCGCATCGCCTTGAGCGCTGCATCGGAAACCTCGCCGATGCTGAACGCCATGCTCTGGGCCGCCTTCCCAGCGCTGCCCATCTGCTGTCCAGACTTCTCCGCCCGATTGCCGAGGTTTTCCATCTGATTGCCAGCTTGGGACGTTTCCTGAGCCAACTGCCCCACGGCCTGCTTACCTTCCTGCGCGCCGGCCTGGACCTGCTGCATTGCAGATTTTCCGCTTCCGCCCATCTCCTTCAGGTGCTGCCCGGTCTGAAGGATCTTCCCCTGCACCTCGAGCTGTGACTCCACCTGACCCCGGCGCCAGCTATCACTATCGGCTACCGCTGCGCGAGCAGTGCTCGCGTAGGCCTCGAATGCACGGCGGACATCCTCAATGCTGGCCTTGCCCTGCGAAGCGCCCCGTTGGATCGCCTCAAACGCTGCCTTCGCGGAATCACGGGCGTTGTTCAGGGATTCTTGCGACTGGATGCCGAGGCGAGCGAACTCATCGGCCAGAGGGTTCACCGAAGCCTGGATGTCACGAATTCGGGCGTTCAGTGCCGCTGCAGAACGCGCCGCCGCGTCGAACCCGATCTTGCCCTGCGTTCCCGCTGCTTCGAGTAGGGCGCCCAAGGCCCTCGCCTCGTCCAGCGTAGCGACCTTCCCGAGGGCTGCCTTGAACGCCTCTTCGATCTGAACGCCAGTAGCAACAGCGCTCTCGGTTACGGCACCGAACGCGGCGATCGCGTCCCGGCCGGCTCCAGTGAACTGCACACCCAACCTGGACGCGGAGACGCCCAGCTTCTCCATCGCGGCAAGCAACGTGGTCTGCAGGACTGCGGCTGCATTGGCAGCACTTTGAGGCAGCGCCTCAAATGCCGCCTGGGATGCAGCCTGAAACCTTGCCAACTCCTCACCGGAGAGCCTCCGCAGTGATTCCAGAAGCCCATCCCGAACATTGCGCTCCGCAGCAGCGCCCTGCGACGCTACATAGCCCAGCGCCGTGCCAACGGCGGCCAAGCTACCCGTATCAGCAAAATTGAGCCCCGCCATCATCTTGCTGATCGAATCGGTGGCGAGGCGCGCATTGCTCTGCACACCCTGAAGCTGTTCGACCACCAGCTGTGCCGCGCCCCCGATACCACTCTTCATAGCATCCGCAGCGATGTTCACCGCCTTGGAGAGTCCTGCGTACCCCGTAGACACGGCCAGCAGCTGCTGCGTCACAAGGCCAAGTTCCTGCAGTTGAGCGGCCGTAGCAACGCCCGCCTTTTGCTGCATCAGCAAGAATCCCTCTTGGGCTGTCAGGTACTGCTCAAGCCCCGCCAGGCGCTGTGCATAGGCTTCCCGCTCAGCCTGCCCCATTCGCGCGACTTCCTCAGTGGTCTTAACCACCACGTCGCGGTACTCAATGAACGAGACGGCCTGGCGGCGAAGCTCCAATGCGGAGTCACGAACCTGGCTGATGTACGCACGCTGCGCCTCGCCGGCTCGCTTCAGGGCAGGATCGTGCTGCTTCCAGATGTCCTGAGCAACAGTCTTGAGCACGCCAAGGCCGCCCATCGCGGCCTCCAGCCCCAGCACCGATACCGCGATCGGAACCGCCTTCGGTAGGCCCCTGAGCAACAGCCCAAAGCGCCCGATGCCAGAACTGCCGGCGGCGACTGCAGCGTTGTTTGCCAGCTGCGCGCGCGTGGTCGCAAGCAACGCCGCCCTCCACGCGTTCAGCTGAAGCAGCGCGCCTACAACCTTGAACTGGGCGTAGGCCGCAGCCATGAGGCCAATTACACGCGCATGGTCAGCCACCCATCGCGTAGCTCCCTTGACCGCCTCCGCCATCCCGATAATGGCCTGCGAGGTCTGCTTGGCCCAGCGGGTAAGGCTACCATCCTGCGCCAGACGATCCAGTGTCGCCAGAAGTGTCGTCAGCTGATCCTTGAAGTAGGCAAGCACGCCCTGGTCCGCGACCTCCTGCTTCCAGTCCTTGAAGCGATCGGTGGCCTCCTTCCAGAGGCCCGCGATCGTTCCGACCTTGGATGCCGCCGCTGCGCCACCGTAGGACTCGGTGAGAAGGTCGAGAATGATGGTCTGCGCCTCTGCAACGCGACCGGTTGCCTCGAGGTTCTTGATCAACTCCCTCTGGCTGTCGGACAGGGTGAAGCCTTGCTTGCTAAGACTCTCCATCGCCTTCGATGGCGTCTGCAGCGCCTTGCCTACGATCTCCGCCGACGACTCCAGTGACAAGCCAAGACGTTGTGCCTGGTCAATGGTGATCTGCATCGCGGCGGGGAACTGATCGCCGACGATGTTGGTATAGGACAACATGCGCACCATCGCGCTGTTGACCTGCCCTCCGTCGAAAAGGCCAGTCTGCAGTTGCTTACCAAGCTGAAGCAGCTTTTCAGCAGTGAACTCACTGCTACGACCAGCTGCCTGGATGGCGGCATCGAGCTGGTTGACCTCCTGCTCCGCGTCACTTCCTTCCTTGATGATCGACTTGATGCCGTCAACCACTCGGTTCAAGCCGACGAACGCGATCGCGCCGGCGGCAAGGCCCTTCAGCTTACCCAGCCAGCCTGCCGCGCCTTCAGTCGCACCGGCCAGGTTTGCGCTCCCAGCAGCAGCATCGTCAGCACGCTCGCGGTACTCCGCCAGAGCCCTCTGCGCTGCGCGGGTCGTCTCCGCTTGCTTGCGCATCGCGGCGTCGCCTTCCGCGAGTTGCTGCGTGCGACGGCGGTTGGCGGTCGCCTCATCGCTGACTGCCTTTGCCTGCGCGCTTAGCGCCGCTGTGGTCCGCGCTGCCTCAGACCGCAGGCGCTGCTGGCTGCCGGCCAGGTCGGCTGTGCTGACCCCCAGCGCCGCCAACTCCGAGTCTGCCTTGCTAACTTCGGCCCACTGCTCGTTCAGCGCCCTCTTCAGGCGCTCCCCTTCCTTGCGCAGATCGCGCTGTGACGCCAACACCTCTCGCGACGGCTTCTCCATCTCACCGATGCTGAGGCTCAGCTCAAGCGCCGCCCGCTGGTTGGCGTTGAACTCCCGCTCCAGCTCGCCCAACTGGTCCAGCATCGCCTCAAATGCGTCGGCCTTTGCCGCCGCCGAGGTCAAGCCCGTCAAGGAATCGAGCAGCTTAGAAGTCTTTCCCGCCGTCTCGACCGAGACTTCACCCAGCTCGCCAAATGCCGAGCGCAGGTCATCCACACCTTCGCGCCCCTGGGTTTCAATGACAACCCTGATTGCTTCTTCCAGCCGGTCAGCCATTGCTCTTTCCATTGACGCGCCACTGGCGGCGCAACTCAGTCAGGTACGTGGTGTGAAAGCGTTCGATCAAGCGGCTGCGCGCTGCGAGAGCCCGGCTGTTGCCGTCAGCGCCTGAGAGCATCTCGAAGGGGCTCGGGCCCCGAAGAATCCGAACAGGGCCTCGCCCCGCCCGCTTCTGGGTAGCGCGGTCCCAACTTCGCACTCGAATGGCCCTTCGGCCCTTGATTGTGGCGATGAACGCTCCGTCATAAGTTCTGGACTCGCCGAGACCGATGCTGGCCGTTGCGCCGGCCGATCGCCTGCCAGCCCAGCGGCCACCGAATTCGAGAAGCGAGATTTGCCGGGTACTCGCCCAGATCGAAAGGAAGTCATCCCTACCGCGCTTGCCCGTCGAGTAGCCGCGCTCACCGGTCTCCACGCGGTACTTCCCCCTCAGCGCGGCCGCGCGGATGTTGTAGGACCCCCGCACCTCTTGCGTGGTCGCAGGGCCTGCCCGTCGCTGCAGGCCGATGAAGGCCCTTTGCACTGACAGGTCGTAGCGGTTGAGAACGTCGCCAGCAAGATTGGTCAAGCCATGGAGGCCCTTCGCACGGCGCCCGCTGACGAAGAACTTGAGCAGGTTGTTGTTGCGATTGGACGCCATGGCACCCTTCCTGGTTCGAATCCGGAGGGCGCCGTACTGGCGCCCTCCTCATGCTGAAGTCAACCCGGCGATCAGCCGGCTGCCAGCGCCGCGATCTTGAAGGTGTACAGGTCGCTCTCGCCGGCCTGGAAGATCACCGGGCCGGTCAGGGTCACCTGGATGGGCTCATCACTGAACCAGTCCACGTCACCGTCCACGGTCAGGTCGACGTTTGGGATGGTCAGCAGACCCTCGTCACCGCTGATACGGTCCTGCATGTCGCCCAGGATCTGGAAGGATTTGCTCGGCGTGGTGCCGCCGCTGATGGCGGTTTCCAGGTACGCGTCGTACTTGTAGTTCGCCACAACGGTATCGCCCGCTTGCAACTGGCCGCCGAACTTCGGAATCAGCAGGCCGTGTGCCGGATCGAGGGTGTAATCGGTGCCCTTGACCAGGTCGATGGCCCCCTTCTTGAAAGTCGGCTCGGTGTCGGCCAGAAGGAAGTTGTGCGGCAGCTTCACCGGCGTGTCCACGCTACCCACGGTCACGGAAACGTCGGTGGCGGTGCCGGCCGCAACCTGGGTGGCCACCAACGTGCCGTACAACATGCGGGCCAGGATGGCCGGCGGCACTTCCAACGCGGTGATCGAAACGCTGGTGACGCCGGGGTTGGAATCCTTGTGGATGATCTGCTGATAGCGCGCATCACGGCGCTTGCTCTTGATCTCCACCGAGTCGCCAGCTTCGTAGCTGAACGTCAACGACGACTGCTCCAGGGGCTGATTGCCGAACTTGTCAGTGGGCTCGGGGATGACGGGAATCCTGGCGCCGTTCGCGCCGTGCTCCCAGAAGCGCAGATCGCCTGCGAATTTACGGACCTTGGGCTGTGCCATGGTGGTGCTTCTCCTACGGGTTGGGGACGGGCTCAAAGGTCTCGGTCAGACCAGCCCGCGCGGTGATCTGAGCGACGACAGCGGAATGCCCTGCGTCGTCTTCCAGGGATGCCATCTGGGTTTCAAGCAGATCGAAACTGGTAATGCCCTTGGGCAGCGTCTTCACGTTGAACGTGAGCGCGCGGATCAAGTCGTGTCTGGCACGGTGCACAAGCAGCCGCGGATTCGCGAGGTTGCTGGTACGCGGGACTTCGAACTCGATGGTGATCGCGGCATCCGAGGTAACCTGCGCGCTTCCCCCACCACTTCGCGACAGTTGCCTGACAGAGATCAATGTGGCCGGGCCCTCGAAGTCTTCATCAACTTCGCTGTCGTCAACGACGATCAAGCCGGTGCCGATGTCGGTGCGGAAGCCAGCACTCTCCCGGATCAGCTCCACGCGGCCGCGCAGGAACTCGACCAGCTGCCAGGACAGCGGCTCGGCCAGGTCAACCACGGTTCACCAGCCACCGGCTGCGGGAGCCGTCGTCGCTGAGCTTCTTGCTGTTCACGAACACCTCCACGCCAAGCCCGCTCCCTGCTACTCCTACTTCCAGGCGGTCGCCCTGCTCCGGCTCAACGTCAGCACGCAGGTAAGCGATCTCGACCCGCCCGGCAACGAACTGACGCAGCTCTCCGATGGTCTCAACGTCACGGGCGATGTAGACGCGGACGTTTGCCGTCACCGCACCGTCCTTCTTCGCTGTATGCGTACCAATCGATGCCATGCCGGCAACGGCGAAAGCTGCATGCAGGGAAGCATCCAGATCCCGCAGGAACTCGACTTCGCTCACTTTGAACCTCCCGTGCAGAGCAGCGCGTATGCCTGCAGCGCCCTCACCTGTGCATCGCACTGGGCTGCGGCGCCAATAGCTCTGCCCGCACTCTCAATTCGGTCGTCGGCTCGACCATCAGGCTGGCTGGCGGCAGCGGCGGCTGCGGACAGCTCGGCGGTGGCGACGACCGCTTGCCAGCGCTGGTGCAAGCGCTGATTGCCAGCGCGGAGATCAGCGACAAGGCGATCAGAGTCTTTCTGTGCATCGTCCTTTTCCTTCTCATATGTGGCAGCCAGGCGATTGGCTGCTTGAGCACTTGCACGCTCCAGCGCCAGCACAGCGTTTGCATCAGCCAGTGCTGCCGCAGCGGCGTCACGCTCATCACGAGCTTTGTCTCGGGCAGCCGAGGCGATGTCGGCAGCTCGGTGCGCTTGGGCAACCGAACCCCTTTGCCAGATGATCAGGACGCTCAAGCCAAGCAGCAGCGCCAGAAGCACCCGATTCATGCCATCGGCTCCTCGACGGGGGGGACGACCACTCCCAACTGCTTGAGAGCGGACTCCAGCGAGATGACGCGAAGCCTCAGCCGATGAGCATCCTCTTGGGCCTTCATGCGCAAGCGAACCTCTTCGTTGTACTGCTTGACCACCTCCGCCTGGGAGGTCTCCAACGACTTCACCCGCTCAACGAGCCCGTTGAGCAGATCTACGTTGGCGTCGGTTTCGGTGCGCTCTTTGCGGCGCGCAAGAACCGCACCCCACGTTTCCCGGAGCAGCCACAGCGCGACTGCGCTGGCAGCGAGCCACCAAGGAGCGCCAGCCCCCTCAACGCCCCCAATCACTTCAGCGCCTCAGCAACGCCGGCGTCGATCACCTCCGGGCGCCAGTACATTCCGCCGTTTTCATGCTTGGCGATAGCGGTAGCCAGACGGCTCAGAGTGACCGCGTTGTCCAGGCGGATCACTTCCGAAGGCGCAACGCCCACCGCAGTGGCAACCTGCCGGACGTATGCACCAGTATCGTTCTCCACCGGGGGTGCCCAACGCCCGATGATCTCCTTCACCGTGCGCAGGCCGTGCTTGCGCTGGTATGTGAGCAGGGTCTTCGCCAGAGCGCGGAACCCGGCCTGCGGGGTCAGGAACACGCAGAAGCGCTGCTCGCGCGCGATGGCCGCGACGGACCGATCCTCACCCTGCCACGGCGTGCTGGTACGGTCGATGTTGCCAGGATTGTTGTTGCGTACGCCGCGCGGCGTGCTGGTGGTGCCCATGCCATCCCCCGTTGTCGCTATTCAAGAACCGGCACCGCTCACGCCACCCGGGCGTATGTGAGCGGTGCCGGCCTGTTCGGTTACGCGCCTGCTGCGGCGGAGCCCGGGGTCAACCGGACGAAAACGGTCAACGCACCGGCTGCTGCCGGGTAGACTGCGAAGCCGATGTCGCCAACCTGGCCAGCACCGGAAGCAGCGGCGATCGCGTGGCCGGCGGCGGTGTCCCAGTTGACAGTGGCGCCAACAGCGAACACGGCGGCGGGCAGTTTGGGGACCTCGAAAACGCCTTCGACATGCGTCGCAATGATCTCGCCGGCCTTGCCATCGGTGACAGCGACGGCAACCAGCTTGCCCTGTACCACCAGCTCGCCACTCTTGGTGTCAGCGGCCAGGGTCACGTCGAGCACGCGGCCGTCCTGATGTGCGTTCTTCATAAATACTCTCCGGATGCGTGAGGGGGTTCGGGAGGCCGCCGCTAATGCGGCGACCTCGATGCGAGACGGTCAGGGGTTACCCGGGTTCTTGTAGATGCCGCGGTAGTCCGCAATGGCCGGCGCCGCATCCAGGCGCACCTTCCAGGAAACGCCGTCGACGGTGAAGCCCTGGTGCTGCTCCAGATACGGCGTCTGGTTGCCGTCGAGGTAGCCCACCACGATCCCGTCTACGTAGGCGGGGTTGGAGATGCCGTACCAGGCCTGTGCATCCTTGGCGTCCAGACGCCCGTCGTCCCAGACTTCGAAGGTCTCGCGCACGATGTTGGGGTCGTTGCTGCCAACGCCCGCCCCCACGGCGAACTGGGCGGTGCGCACGGTTTTTGCCAGGCCACTCAGCGCCACCGGCGTCAACAGGCCGCGCATCGGCACCTGGATGAGATTGCCGTCAGCATCCTTCTGCAGGCGCATCGCAGCCTGCATCGCGCCTACGCTGGCAGTGCTGATCAGCGCAGCCGGCAGCAGGTTCTTGTGGTCAGCGTGGAACAGGCGCTTGCCGTCAGCCAGGATCGGGTTGCTGTTGATGAGGTCGAACACCGCCTTCGCGAGCGTGCGGCGGGCAGCCTGGCCCATCTTGCGCGGCACGTCGCCGAACACTCCCAAGTCGTCGTTGATGATGGCCTGGCGGGTGATGGTGAACAGCTTGCCGTAGGTCACGATCTTCATGGCCTGCGACTGCTCAGAGAACGAGCCCTGCTTGTACTCGCCACCCTCCGGAACAATGTCCAGATCCGAGAATGCGCCCAGTCCGACCAAGTTGGTCGGCTTGAAATCACCCACGTTCACCGCTCGGGTGTACTGGTCGAAGGTCTCTTCAACCTCCTGGTAGCCCTGCAGCAGCGCCCGGCGCGAGGCGTCGCCCAGCAGCTGCGGGAAGTCCGAGCTACTGTGGGTGAACGCCATACCGACCACTTCCAGTCGTTCCATACCACGGGTATCCACACCGGCCTGCTGCACGCAAGCACGGGCGATCTCGGTCATGGACATGCCACGGAAGGGGTTACCGTCCGTGGCCTGAACCAGGCCGGCGCGGGCCTGGATTGCGTTGGACATGGCAGCGCGGCTCAGATCACGCTGATCAGCGCCTGCGACGACGCCCGAACCGCCGTTGAGCGGAGCAGCATTGCTGCCCAACAACGCCAGGATGTGGCGGCCCACCGCATCGGCGGTGATGTTGGAGTCCGCCTGCGCGATCACGCCATCCACGTACTCACGGACCTGCGCGTTGCCCATGTGGGGCAGCGCGATAGCCTGAATCTGGGTATTGCGCTCACGCAATGCACCCAGAGCGGCCTGGACCGGATCACCCGCGGCCGGCGCAGGAGCGGGAGCCGCAGCGACGACCGGAGTGACGGGCGTGGCAGCGGTGGTTGCGGCTGCCGGGCTCTGTCGACCGGCGTTCGCGAGGATGGCGCTGTACTGCTTCTTCATTGTTGGATCCTCGATATGGCCGATCACGGCCGACTGACTGACCTCGGGAAGCGAGGCGAATACTTGCGGAGAGAGGCTGGCGACGATGCTGCGGCGCAGCTGGGAAAGAACTGGCGCGCCAGCACCCTCGATGGACTGCAAATAGCCGCTGATGGCGACGGTAGATGCCGACGTCCACATGGCCGTGGCACCGGGGTCGGCGTCCACCACCAGATCGGCCAGACCGGCATCGACGGCCTGCGGACCGGAGAACCAATGGTCGGCGTCGTCGGTAAGCAGTCGCTCCATCTCTTCACGCCGGCCGGAGCGGGCTGCATAGGCCTCCAGCATTGCCGACGCGTGCGCGTCCAGCGCCTCTGCGTTCTGGCGGAATGCGGTAGCGCTGCCGGCAGCCACGGTACGTGGCGCATGAACCATGACCAGGGAGCTGGCATAGACCCGGCGCTCATCGCCAGCCTGCAGGATCAGCGAGGCGATGGATGCGGCCTGCCCCTCCACGGTGACGATCTTGTGTGCCGGATGGGCCTGCAGCGCGTTGTGGATTGCCATGCCATCGGCGACAACACCACCGACACTATTCAGCCGCACATGAATGGTGCCGGCCGTGATCTGGCCGATCCGCTCGACCAGGTCTGCAGCGGAAACCGACTCTTCGAACAGGTAGCCACCGATGGCGCCATAGATCATCACGTCGGCGACATCGGCCTCTGCCCGGACCTGATACAGGGCCGGGCCAAGCTCGGCTTCGGTTGCTGCGTCCGCGCGGATGGTGTTCTGGATCGCGCTGGCCAACAGGCGTGCACGCATGTCATTCGCTCCTAGAGAGATCGCGCGTCAGCTGGCCCAAGACTTGGGCACGGGCTTCTGCACTGGTGTTGGGCGCCGGCGGCGCAAGGGTCTGGGTCTGTTCCTGCCAGTCCTGACGCTGACGCAGTACCTCAGCGGGGTTGTTGCCGTACTGAAGCGTGTTCTGCTGCGGCGACACCCAGCCGCGGTCCTCCGCCTCGCCGCGTGCGTAGGCCTCCTTCAACGGATCAATCCACGGCATCACCGGGCGGACGTACGTGGAGGCGGCCAGGTCCCGCAGCGTCCATCCACGGGGCAGGCGCACGCGTCCCGAAAGCACGCATGCCTCCACGAAACGCATGCGCTGCGGTCGCACGCACAGGGCAATGAAGCGCTCGGCCAGCATCAGGTAGCTGCCCCACTTCTCGACCAGCTCCTGACGCTGCGCCGAATAGGTGCCGTTGTAGTCCAGCGACAGGCTGGAATAGCTCACGCCGATGCCGCCGGCAGCTGCGCGCAACTGTTCCTTGCGCCAAGTGGCGGCATTGGGATTCGGCCGGTCGGTACCAAGGCTCTCAATCGACTCGCCAGGCAGCAGATCATCGAAGATCGCGCCGGGGGCAAGGCGCAGCTCACGAATCGGAACACCGTCCTGGAGGATGGCCTGGCCGCCCAGATCCGCGCCGTATTGCTCGCCACTGCCCTTCTTGATCTGGAACGTCATCGACGCCGCCACCTTGGCAGCAATCCGTTCGGACTCTTCGTAGTCCTTCACGTCCTCGAAGCGGGACATGGCACTCGCGAACACGCTGAGCCCCCGCACCTGGTGCAGGCGCTTCATCAGCGCGATGCAATGCATGAATTCGGCAGAAACCCGCTTGGTCTCCAGCCGAGTGCCCATCGGATCGCCCGGATGGCTCTTGTACACGTGGAACGCGATAGGCCGGCCCCAGGCGTTGCGCTCGACACCTTGCAGGATGTTGCGCGCCGGATCGTTGAAGTCCAGCGGCACCAGGTCGGCTTCCAGCATCTCGAAGCTATAGGGCACGGCAGTGCCGTGCTCGAAGTACGGCACGGTGCCGATCAGATCCTGATAGAACGCATCGCCGTCGCGGAACCAGCTGCGTGCCAGCAGCTGCTGGCACATACCGTAGTCGTGCGTCCGGGTGGCCTCGGGTGCGTCCCACCAAGCGTCCCAGAGGTCGTCCAGCTGCAATGCCAGTTCGCGGTTGATCGGCTGCCCAGGAAGTCGAGGTGCAGAAAGCACGTCGATTCCTGCGCCAACCGTGTTCTGCACGAGGACGTTCAGCGCGTTGTCCGCCAGATCCAGGTCGCGCTCCAGATGGCGGGCCTGATCGCGGAGCTGGCGCGCATCCATGCCTGCGATTGCATTGCCGCTGCCCCAGTCCCTCGCCAGCGTTCTGTTTCGCGATGGGCGCGTGACTTCGTGCGCGCGGGCGACTACCGAGGCCATCTGAGCTCGCGCCGATTGAACAGCGCGATCGGCGCCGAGAGCGGCGCCCAATCGTGCCTTGGCGATCTGCGCGGAGGACATCAGGTCACCCCACCGAAATCGGCGTTGGCCCAGCGTGCCCGCCGACCGGCGACCGAGCCTGCACGCAGGACCGCAGCCTGCCACTCTTTCCGACCGGAACGGATCTCAGCCAGGTCCACCCGGGTCAACTGGCGATCACCGATGCGAACGGTCTGGCCCGAAAGAACGGCGACCTCCGCGTCGATGTAGAAATCCAGCATTTCCTGAGCAGTCTTCATGACTACATAGGCTACGGATAGCACTGTCCACGAACTCAATAAAACCGTGGACAGCGCCCCCCTTAAGTTACTGATTCAAAAGGAGCAGAAAACTAATTTGTCTCCACTTTCATTGAAACCGTGGACGACACCTGTTTTCCCTTTCTCGGAAGCCCACCAGGGAACAGCTCGTGCAGCTTTGATCTGGACACGTCAAAGTCTCGCATGACCTGTTTCACTGGAATCCCAGCTTCCAGAGAGCGACGAATTTCCGCCAAGGGGTAGGTTCGAACTGCTGCAGGAAAGTACGGCTGCTCTCCGGCAAAACACTGCATCACCGATTCAACGAACGGAAGCGCCATGCGCTCACTGATACCTATGTCGGCCCGCATGGCGGCCAGGATCCGCTCCCTCAACTCTTCGGCTGACTCGGTACGTTTCGCCATCAGAGCGCCCACCCATCTCGCGCCAGCCCGCTGCTACGCGGACGGACCCGTTGCGTTCCACGCGAAACACTCTTCGCCTGGACATCGGCCGGCGCTGCCTCTGTTTCACGGGAATCAGCACTGTTCACAGTCAGCAGCAGGCGGGCCTCCAAAACGTCCCAGTCTGCACGCGTGTAGCGATGCAGGCGAACCTCCGGGTGATGCGCGGCGGCGTAGGCATAGACCCAAGTGTCCAGCGGCTCGTTACGTGTAACCCTCTTCTCGAATCGGTTCTTCACCGGGTTGTAGACCTCCGACACCAAACCGGGGAAGTATTCATCCGGCAACTCATCGCTGAAATGCACCAATCGCGACTCGACAGCGCGCTCCGCATCGGCAGAGAGGCGGCTATACAGATAGTGCTTCGCAGCCACGGTGCCGACGTGGTGAATGGTGATGCCACGTTTGTCCGTTTTGCCGTTCCAGGTCACGTCAGCCAGCTTGCCCTTCGACAGCACCGGGGCGTTGTTCGGAACGGCGCCGAAGATACACATGGGCCTGGTGACACGCCGCTGGCGCACATAGTTCTTGACCGCCTCCGTGCGGTGGCCACCAGCGTCGATAGCGACCGCCATCGGGCGCAGAAGAGCGCCGTCCGCTCGCTCGATGGCGCGATTCAAAAGATCCGTCAACGCAACCCACACGGCATCCTCTGCGGGGTCACCCTGCAGTTCCACATAATCCAATGTCCAGGCGGTCATGCCGCGCCCCCAGCCAATGGTGTGCACTGCGAGGCGTCCGTCTTGGGTATCGACACCCACTGTGACCGCCAGCACCCCGAGCGGAGCCAAGCGCAGGGCGTAGGGCTCGGCGCGATCCTTGATCACATTGTGCTTGACCGCGCGCATCGACGGGTCTTCCCACGTCTCGGCCAGCCGGTCATTCACGAAGGTTTTGAGGGAAGCAGGATCACCCTGCGCCTCCAGCCACTCTTTTACCAGGTCCAACCAGCGCGGCCCCAGGCCGAACTGGTAGTACAGGCAGTTGATGGTGTAGCCGCGAATCGGCGAATCAGGGTTGGCCGCCACCCAGCGCCCATTCGCAATCATGTCGGTCTTGAAGTGCTCCTCGATGGCGACCCCACATTCGCAGCAGGCATACCACGCGTGGCTCTTGTCGGGCGACCACACCAGGCCGCTCCACTGCAGCGCCTGGAAGTGGCCGCAGTGCGGGCACGGCACGTGATACCGGCGCTGATCGCTCTTTTCGTACAGCTTCGCAATCCGGCTGAGTCCTGCGATGCCAGGCGTGCTGATGTACTGCCGCTTGTAGGTGGTCGGGAAGGACGATGTGCGGCCGTCCAGCATTTTCACCGGATCGTCGCCGGTGGAGAGCTGCTGCGGCGCTTCGTCGATTTCATCCACCTGCAGGTACTTCACCGTCGACGACTTCAGGCGCTGCGGGCTGCCCATGTGCTCCACGAACAGCTGGCCGCCAGCGAAGTCCTTGAACGTGCGCTGGTTGGCGCTGTCGCGGCTGGCGGTGCTGGTCAGCGCCTTCTTGACCGCTGCGCACACCTCGATCATCGGATTGAGCTTCTGGGCGATCCACTTGTTCATAGATACCTCGCCCGGCAGCGCGTACATCATCGGGCCAGGCGCATAGTCCATCCAGTAAGCCATGGCGTTGGTCGCCAGCTGGCTCTTGCCGAACTGGATCGGGAACATGCAGACCTGGTCATGCACCGGGCTACGCGCGGACATGTTGTCCATCGGCTCACGCAGTGGCGGGTTGCGGTCCGTCACCCAGCGCCCGGGCTTGCTGCCGCTCTTGGTGGACAGGCGCATGTGTTCATCGCACCACTGCGACACGCTCATGGGCCGCCGCGGCTGCAGCGAGCGCGCCAGTACCGCCGCCAGGCAGCTCTGTGCCTCCATCATTCCACAGCCTCCGCTGCCTTGGCCGCCAACGTGCGGAAGCCCTGGCTCAGTTCTTCCAGTGCGTGGCTCACCTCATCCCACACCAGACGCCGGCACCCAGCCTCATCCAGCGTTGCAGCCAGCTGCGGCGCCAGCGTATCGGCCAAGCGCTCCATCGCCCCCCGAAAGGTCGTTGCGTGCTCAGCAAGGAAGGCTTCTACGTCCGCACGAGGCAACAGCAGTCCCAGCTCCTTCTGCAGCGCGATGTGCGCCATGTGCGCATCGGTCTCGGCCTTGTCGGCCAGCGCTTTGGCCTTGCGCGCGGAATCCGGGGTCTGCGGCCGGCCGGCCCGTGAGGGCCTGGCATCGTCGTCGTCGCCGTCCACTTCGTCGTCATCGATGTCGGGGTCGTGAGCATTGGCACCCTCCCCACTCCCCACCAGCGAGCTGCCACGCTCATCGGCGTGGCGCTGGGCTACGCCAGCATAGACCGGATCTGCGGTACGAGCGTAGAGCTCCAGGGAGGCGGTCTTCAGGAATCCCTTTCCGCCGGCCCCCACCACCACCCTGCCCTTCTTCCTCAGCTCGACCACGTAGGACGGCTTGCAGCCGATCAGGGAGGCCAGCTCTTTGCCAGTGATCGTCACGTCATCCTCAGCCATTGCTACCCCCTACTCCATTTCCTTCGAAGATCGTTAATGCGGAAAAACGCGCGCGCGCGGGCATGTGCGGGCTGTGCGGTGGCGTGTGCGGGATGCGATATCCGCTGAATGGCTGTGGCACAAGCCGTGTGCGGCGTGTGCGGGATGTGCACCCACCCATATACGCACGCGAGGCGCATAATGGTGCGACGGCATGACGCCCATTCGCGCCCGCGCCCGCCCATGTAGGCCGAGTCCCGCACGTCCCGCACGCGCCTACTGCTGAAAGAGCTTCACGGCAATTCAATGCCCGCACATCGGCCCGCACATCCCGCACGCACCGCACATTGATGGGTGTAGTGATCACGCACGCCCCTTGTAGTCGGAGAACATGCGACGGAAGGACACGACCTGGTCTCCCAGCCATGCTGCCTCTGTCTTCCCGTCAGGCACGGTGCAGTTGCCGAGCATCAGGAAGCCGTGAGGTCCGTTCACGCTCTGCTCGATCTGGTAGCGCTTGCGCGCCCGATCGGGATGGGTGATCTGGCGCTTGCGCACCAGCGCGTTGATGAACTTTGGTGACGGCGCCGGGCGCGGCAGGCCCTCTCGCGCACACCAGGCCTTATAGACCTCGTACCACTCCTTCGAGAGCGCCGGCATGGGCTTGAGCCCGGGGATGTCGTCGCCGTAAAGCTCGTCCAAGAACCGTTGCGGGCTATCCTGGCTCAGGCCAATCAGCTCCTCTTTCGCCTGGGTCATCGGCGGGTTGGTGCCGTTGGTGAAGCCAGTCAGATCCACCTGCAGCAAATAGTGGTGCAGTGCCGCCGTGGCGCCATTGCGGATATCGGCCAGCACCGCGGTGTAGAACTCTTGGCTGAGCTTGTCCGGCGTCCAGATCACCGCGTGACGCCGGTCATCCTCCTCCAGCACGACAGGCATCGCCTCGTTGGAGAGGAACACCAGGTTCGCGTGGTTGTCCTCCTCGTAGGCCTGAATGTTCTTAGGGTTGATGCGGATGCGGTCGCCCGTGATCAACGCCTTGAGCTTGTTCTTCAGGTGGTACACCTCGGTGCGTGCGACCACCTCGTCGGCCAGCAGGAACAGCTTGCGGCTGGCCCAGTCATTGAACTTGTCTTCCAGCGCCGCCTGGTCCAACACGCGCCCATAGTCACCGTAGAGCTTCATGTACTCATCGAAGAACATGTTCTTGCCGGTGCCCTGCGGACCATGAATGACGATGGTCGATTTCATCTTGGCGCCAGGATGCTGCAGCGGGTAAGCAAGCCACTTGACCACCCAGTCGTACAGCGCCTTCTGGTTGGCCTCGTTGCCGCACATGTGCCAGAGCAGCTGCAGCAGCCGGTCGCAGTTGCCCTCTTGCGGTACGGTCGGCCAACCGGCAAAGAGGTTGCATGTCACCCCTGACTTCTCGCACGAGGGGTCGAAGTCCACTTCGCGTACCCGCACGATGGACCGATCCGAATGCTCCATCCACGCCCGGTGCAATTCCTTGCGCACGCAGGCATCGCGCATGTCGCCCAGTGCGACCAACATGTGTTCTTTGTGGTCGAACACCGTGCCGCCCTGCCCATAGACCAGGGCGAAGCGCTCAAGCAACTCGTTCAGCGAGTGGATCGGTGCCAGGCGATCATTCCCCGCGCCCCCGTTGCTGGTGATGGAAGGCGCGCGTTTTTCTGCTGGCACCCGCCAGGACAGCTCCGTAAGACGGGCCTCGACCTGCGCCCGCACGACATGCAGGCCCTCTTGGGCGTGCAGATCGTTGAAGTCGCTGATCTTGCGGCCGCTGTCGATGAAGCGCTCACGCCTGCCCGACTCATCGGCGAAGACCGGATGCAGCACCGCTCCACCCACGTCCAGCGCTGCGGCCTCGGCACCAAGCAGACCTGCATTCGATGCGCCATGAGGCTGCGCGCAGGAGGGGCAGAACTGCGGATGGTCGGCAAGGACGAGGCGGCTCTTGCAGTGTCGGCACTTCTGCAGCACGTCGTCATCGGCGCACAGCAGCATCTTGATGCCGCGATAACGCTTCGCCAGTGCCGAGGCGACGGCCAGCATGTTGCCGGCGTCGAACGCTACTGCCACCGGGTAGCCCGTCGCCATGTGCAACGTGGCCGCAGTGGCGTAGCCCTCGGCCACCAGCAAGATCCACTGGGGACTTCCGCCGATCAGGTGGAAGTGGCCCTTCTTGACCATGCCTGCCGGCCAGTACTCCTTGGCCGGCTTGCGTCCTGCCGCCGCCAGCTTCGCGCTGCGCAACACCTGTAGGCCGTGCACCTGCCCGTTGACGTCCAGCAGCGGAACAAGTGCGGCGCCCGTCGTGCCATAGCGCAGGCCGAAACCCTGCACGCCCTTGCTGACCAGGTAATCAGCCTCGCCAACTGCATTGGCCTTGGCCCAGGCGGACGACGCCCGCTCTGCAGCCCGCTTCGCTTGGGTCTGACGGGCAGATTCCGCACGGCGGCGGTCCTCGGCCAGCCGATTGCGCAGAGCTTCGCGCTGTTCATCGGAGAAGGTCTTGTCGCGCTTGCGCAGATCGACCTTCGTTGCGCCGTTCTCGTTGCCGTGCCAGACGCCGTATGTGCCGACGACCAGCACTTCGCCAGCCGAGGTGTTCAGTTCGTGGAGCGCGTACCAGCCGCGGCGCTCGCGTGAGCCCTCGACGCGACAACGGACCATGCGTCCGGTGGTGTCTAGTTCGGTGATCAGCAGGCCAGCGGACTGCAGCTGCTGCAGCACATCCCCATAGTTCTCAGACATTCAGTAGTTTTCCGAGCCGCTATCTACCCAGGAAATGCGCGTCTGATTACCCGCGTCCGAAGTGCCCAGGAAGGACCCATCGCTGGTATCGAGAATCGCTCTCGATTCCAGGGCGGATTCAGTAGAGTGGGCAGCACGCGGCCTTTCACAAGCCACCCGGGGGGATGGGGCCGATTCAATGCTTGCTTGATACATCTGGGTTCCCCAAAGGCAGGCAGTGCTGCCGGTTGTCTTGCTGCTCTTGTCGCCGGCGGATGCGCTCGCGCTCCGCCAATGCTTCGTCGCCCACCAAGCCTGGCACCGCATCGGTCAACGCGAGTGCTGCAAGCTCCATTGCTTGCCGCGCGGAAGCGCTGGCTGGACCACGCCATCGATACTTAGATCGAGGGGCGTGATGAATCGCCACGTCAGTCCTCAGCTCCCTGCAAACCAGCAGCCCTGCATGCATTGCGCTCCAGACGGAAGCAAAGCGTGCGTACCTCGCGGGAAAGGTCTTGGATGCGATCAGCCTCGGGAACAGTCAGTCGACGATCCGCCAGAGCGTCGATGCCGGCGCCAGCCAGCTGACCAGTCAACTTGTGCAACTCCAGGAGCTTTGCCTGGATTGCAGCCAGTTCATCCGGCCAACCGCCTGCGGGCGGCGCTGGCACGTAATCCACCATCAAGCCAAACTGCCCAGCCAGCGAGCACACCCAGTCAGTCGCCATCGCCTGGGTGCCAACGAAGCGCTGCAGGTACTCGGTGAGGATCTCGGCCATCTCCATCGATATGGACTCACCCTCGATCCCACGAAGCTTCTTCCGCAACGTCTCGGTAGTGATTGACTTCCCACGGCGTTTACTGATGTGGGCAGCCGCGTCGTGCACTCCACCCGGAGCGCACGAAACTGCATTGTTCAAGGCGTCCCGCCAGTGAAGATCAGAGCGAAGGCAGGTCATGCGCTCTCCCCCTGAAATGCCGCGCATTTCATCGTTCCGCGCTCGGCAGTGCGGCGATCAACATTGCTGCCATGCCAGAGATCATCACGTTCCCTCAGCGCATGCGCTTTCAGACCATCCGATCCTTCGACGTTCGCACCGGGGCAGGCGGGGTTGTTGCCATCCTGTGGGCGCCGCGGCACTCCCAGCGCAAGAACGGCAATCGTCGCCAGGAGGACCACCATCACCCCGCTCTTGCGGATCTGCTGCCGGGTCCGGAACAGGCGGTAGCGCTGGTGGCCGCGCACCCAGCCATAGCGAGCTATGAAGAGGACTAGCGCTGGGTCACGGGCTGGCACTGGCTACCCCCAGCGAACCACTGACGCGCTTGAAGTAGCCGACGATGGCGCCACCAGCATCACGCTCCCAGCGCACGTCCGGTATCAGCTCGTCGGCGGTTACTCTGCCCCCGAGGGTAGCGGCCCGCTTCGCGGCATCCTGGTTCTCGGCCATCGCCGAAGCGACCGCCCTCTCGATGGCAATCGCCACCTCCTCGGTCACACCGTTCTTTCGCCAGTGATAGACGTAGCCAGTCGCAGGCTTGCCGGTCACACGCCGCGCCAGGTCACTCTGGGTCCCACAGATCGCGATAGCCCGTTGCAGAGGGGTCATGAAATGCCCGTTTACAAGAATTCTTGCGATAAACTAGCGCAATCTTTCTTGCGAATCAACAGTGCAAGATTGCTTGCATGTTGATCGGTGAAATCACACGGGGCCTAATGGAGGCCCACGGGCTTGGCGTTGAGGCTCTGGCAGCCCGCGTCCGCGCTGCGGGCGCGCCCAACGTGAAGTACCAGCATATCCAGCAGCTGCTCGACACGCCGACACGCCGCCCCAGGTACATGGTGGAGCTGGCACGCGCGTTCGGCATGTCGGTCGAGCAGTTCCTTGGCTGGCACAAGGATGAGCCGCTGAATGCGCTCTCAACATCCCGAGCTGCGCAGTCTCAAACCGTGCAACTCGACGCCCCTACGCTTGCCGCGTCGTACCAACTTGTCCGCCTCGCCTGTCTCGCTCTTGGCTCGCCGTTCGATCCAGAGGATGCCAGCGACGCCTCGATTGTCATCTTGGCTCACAGTTATCTGACCGCCCGTCAGGAGAAGACAGTCACGCCGGACAACGTGGTCGACTTTACCGCGCACCTGCGGAAGCGCCAGATTTCAAAGGGGGTTGATCATGAAGGAAGCGGCAGCACTGGAAGCTCTCGCGCAGGCACTCGCTAACAAGGTCCGGCAGCAAGCACGGCCGCCCGACGCAAGATGCCTGCGCCAGTGCCACGCAAATGAGCCAAGCGACGCTACGACCTTTGCATACATTCGACGGATTCGCATGCTTTGCGACGCATTCCAGCTCGCCTGGCTTGTCGACCAGCACTTGGTTCTGAGACAGCGCCTTAGCGACCTATCAACGACAGAGCTGCGCGCATTGCTCTGCGAAATGGAAGAAGCAAGGGAAGCCATCATGGAGGGCTTCCCACTCGAACAAACCGGGCTCATCAAGAACATGGCCGCAGTGTTGCCGCGCCCTTGATTGCTGCTCTTACGGCTTAAGCCCGTCACGCTCGCGAATGAAGTCCTGCAGCGTCTGCGGCTCACCATCATCTCTGGACGTGGCTACTCCTGCCACGTCCTCCGGTTCAATGCCCTGATCTCGCAGAAGCTGCCTCGCGAGCAATCGGTTGTTCCTGCGCTGCTCCTCAATGAGCACCCGCAAAAGAGGTTTGATGCCGAACACGGCCAAGGGCATAAGCAGCCCCATGACGGCCAAAGCAAGCACGGCCAGCGCCACGAGCCACACACCCAGAGCACCCAGCGTGCTGAAGAACACTTCCATACACCTCCCCTCCCTCCTTAGAAGGACCGGAGGTTAGCACCCGTTACCCCATTCAGCTTCGGCCGAAGGAGCCCGAAGCTGGGGGGCTCAGGGCGAGATCGTACCCATGCGCAAGTTTTCTTGTTGACGACCACGCAAGTTTGTTTGTAGAGTCCGCCCTGCCAGCTGTGCAGCTGGCGGGCGACCGGCGGGTCGCCACCCTGCCGGCCCCTCCCCTGACCGGCGGTAGCCGCCCCCTCGGCCACTGACCCGCCGGCGCCCTCCTTCGAACAGGAGCGCGCCATGTCTCATCGCTACGCCGATACAAGCCCCTGCCTGCTGCCACTGTTGGCCGTGAAGGCCCTGCGGGCCGTGGCAGCACGCGATCACAGCACCGCCCGGACCCTGTGGGCTCGCAGCAAGGGCGAACACAGCCGCAACCAACTCCGTCGCTCCCGGCGCATGGGCGTCGCCAGCCTCCGTCTGGAAGCCTGCTCGCGCGATATGTCTGCGGAGGTGCGGGCATGAGCGCCCCTGTCGATGTGTTGGGGGTGATGGACGTTGCCGCAACCTCCATTGAGCTCAGCGGTGGCAATGTCGCGTACCTGCGCCAAGCCCGCGCCGCAGTCGCCGAACTGATCGAGGCGGACAAGCGGATCGCCGAGAGGGCGCGCAGGAAGGCCGGCGGCGGCTGGTGGATGATCTCGAACGAGGACATGACCGCCCAGCGCACAGCCCTCGCCCGCGTGAAAGGCGGTGCCGCATGAACCGGTGCCTACGCCTCGCATGGGCAGCTGTCGCGTTGGTGGCCGCAATTGTCGTACCGCTGCGTATCGCTGAGCTCCACCAGGCGCACTCAGACCGCGATGCGGCCAAGGCGCGCTGGGCGCTCAGCACTTCGGTGAGGGGCTGACCATGCGCCAGACCTCCCGCCCGCTCCCCGAATCTGTGCCGTTGTGCTGTCCCGGCCATCGACCGCACATCGTCGTGACTGAAGGCGCTCCGACCGGACACCGCCTGGGCGCCCCCTGCCCACCTCTGCTGCACATCGAATGCCATAGGTGTGGCCTCGCGACCCGTCCGGTACCGATGGAAAAAGCCGCGTTGGCCGAGCTGCGCTGGACCGATCCGAGCCTGACACACCTGCGCATACCGATCTCCCTGCTCGCCCGCCATCGGGGCGAGGTCTTGGCAGAGATCGCCGCCTCCCCTTCCACGCCCATCGCTGCCTGACCAGGAGAACTGCCCATGGCCGCTCCACTGAAGCCGAAGGAAAAAGCCGCGTTGCTCGCAGCGCATGGCGCTTCCGACCTCACCCTCCACCGCACCGCCAACGGGTTCGCGCCCCGCAACCGTCCCGAGAAGCTGTTCACGCGCCGCGTTATGAACTGGCTGGATGAGCGCGTGCTGATCAGGTACGACGACCCGCAGCTGCCGCGCAAGGCCACCTTGACCGCCACTGGCATCGCTGCCGCCGAGGCCGAGATCGCCAAGGCACGCGACCTGGCACTCACGGCATGAGCATGCAGACCGCTGTGCCTGTGGAGCAGCAATTCGCCACCGGCCATCAAGGCGAGTTGCTCGTCCTGATGGTGTGCCAGGGCTGGCTATGGGCCGGTCTTTACACCGCCGCCCCCCGCGAGTCGCTCCTCAAGGTCGCCGCCAGCGCCAGCCGGAGCGTGGGGGTATCGCACCACTCGCTCACCCTCGGCGGCGTCACGTTTTCCCTCAACCGACTGGCCGCACAGGCCGCCCACCGCTGGCTCGACCGTCAGGGTGTGCGGGTTCGGTCGACCTCCCCCATCAACCGCGCTACGCGCCGCACGCGAGGAATCCAGGCATGAGCCGTTCTGTTGTGATCTATGGGCCGCACCTGTGCGGAAAAAACGCCAATGCGCAGGAGCTGCGCGAACACTTCGGCCTACAGGCCGTGATCGAGGACTGGGATGGGCACAGCAGCTATCCGCTGGATAACACACTGGTCCTGACCGAGAACCCCCACGCTGTCGCCGACAGCTCATCCAGGGTGATGCATCACGGCTGGGTCATGCGCGAACTACTTGCGGAGGCCCGCGCATGAGCGCTCGCCCACAGCAAACCGGCCGCGCTGCCGAAGTGCGCAGGGTCCTGTCCATGTTCCCGCAAGGCGCCACGGTCGCCCAGATCAAGACCGCTGGCCGTATCAATGGCACCCACCAGGCCATCGGCTACACGCTGAAGGGGCTGGCCCGCAGCGGACAGGCGATCTGCCACCGCTCCGGTGTACGTGGCATCTGGCGGCTCTCCAGCCACGCGCAGCATGCGATCGCCCCGCTGCGCGCTGCGCCTGTCCGGGTGCAGCCGACCTGCACGCCTGGTCCGCTTACAGGGGTCAGTGACGCGGCGACCACGATCCGACACAGGGAACTCGACCGGCAGCAGCTGGCCGACGACCTAGAGGCCTTCCTCGCAGCGGGCGGGCACATCGAGGTGCTGGGGCACACCCCAATTCGCCCGCTGATGAGCCGTCACGCCGCCAACCACGGCAGCTATGCAGAGCGCATGGCAGCCCATGACATCGACTGAGGCTCGCATGAGCAGCGAATCGCACGCAGCTACCGTCATCGAGCCCGGCAGGCCCGGTAGCACCTATTCGGACGGCCCGGCATGGCATGCATTCGGCGTGAGCCGCGCCGCCTACCACGTAGTGCCGCGCCGCACCCTGCAGTCGATGCCGGTCGAGTGGCAGGCGCGCTTTGTCGCGCTGATGGAAGAGGCACGCGAAGCCCTACCCGATGAGGCATTCCCTGAGTACCAGGTGATTCGCATCGAAGGCGGCAAGTTCGCATCGGACCCCAACCGCCGCTATCGCCACGCCGCGCCCTTCCCCCTTCGCCCCGCTGGCGCCGTGCAGGCGTCCCAGGTAGCGCCGCTCGCTGGCGCGTTCGTCAACACCGACACCCAATTCGAGCAGGCCCGCCGATGAACGAAAAACTTACCATTCTTCCCACGAACTGCCCCGTTCTGCGCGACGCATTCGAGACGATCAGCGCGATCGCTGTCGAGGCTGTGTGGCTCCCCAACCAGGCGAAGGCCATCACCCTCGCCCAGGCCCAGACCGCGCTGCGTGATCTGCATCACCGCCTCCCGCGCTTGCAAGATCTGCGCGTGTTCGAAGCCGCCGTGGCCGCCTATGTCTCGACTCTGCGCAGCAGCATGCAAGACGGCGACACGCCGCTCTGCGATACCACCCGGGCCCGGCTTGCGCAGGCGACCGAACTGCTTGAGCTGGTCAGGAGTCAAACACGCACCGTAGTCGATCCGGCAGACCCGTGGCGAGGTCTGTACCACCCAAGTCGCCTCCCAGCGCGCAATGCCGACGGCGAGATCCTGTGCCATCCGGACGTGCCGGCGTGGGCCGACGGTCACGAGGTATCGCTGCGACCGCTGTTCCTTGCGCAGGGCTTCGACCTGGTCGTGGTTGAGGGCGAGTTCTCTGAGGAAGGCATCGGATCGGACGTCTACAGCGCCACGCAGGAGCTGCACGATTGGAATCCGGAGGCGCCCGGCGGTGACTGGCGTCTCGCGTGGCTGGGCGAGACCGAGGACGGCCTAGCCGCGTGGTTCGTGCGACCGCTGGCCCTCTCCGCAATGGCGTCGAAGGAGGCAGCACATGGCTGACGGCTCGGGCGGCTTCCGATTCCCCTTGCATGACCTGAAGTCGCGGCTGCGCGCGGACGCCGGCCAGCCGATGCCGACCATCACCAGCGGCGCTGACGCGGCGCGGCCGGCCGGTGCGGCCCATGCC